GGCCTTGCTTGCCTTGCCTATGGCTCTACCGATACGCTCAGGCATATAACCACACCACGCCTGGCGTTTTTGTGCTGTCGTGGTCGACGTGAATAAAAGAAGAGTGAATACCGACGCGCGTAAAACCAGCAGCTACCAAAGCCGCCACGATGCGAAACCGCTTGCTACTAGTGTGACAACTGATGTCCGCAGCGCATCCGATTAGATGGCTGCTGCCGACTGATCCGTTAACCGCCGCATTTCTTCCCGGTGTCCTATAGCCACTGTTAATCTTGAACGGTACGCCGGCCAGCTCGCGCGCCTCGTCTAACATCTTCAGGAACTTTGGCGACATGCGCGAACCGCTACCCGGTACGTCGGGGCTGTCAAACTCGGATATCCTAAAGTGCTTCAGCTTCATTTCTGCTTGCGTTGGATGACATACCATTGCCCATCGTAGCACAGCACAGCGATACCGTCGTAGCTGCGGTCCATAGCAAACGACGTAGCGCCGTCAATGGTTACGCCGGCTGTGATTTCGTCAGCGTACAGCGTAACGCGGTAGTTCTTATTGGCGGTGATGGTGCTGTCACTCTTAAACCTCAAATAGCGGCCTTCGTTATCTGCCACCTTTGGCAGTCTGATGTTGCCAGTGCCGTTGGCCCCGTCGATGTACTTGTTCATGTACACAAAGCCGTTACTGTCGTCGTAGTCGATTTCGTAGATGCTGCCACCAGTATGCTCTATCAACTGCACATCATAAAACTGCGGCAGACTACCGGTGATGATGTCGTTAAGTTCCTGCTGTATGTCTGTCGTGGTACCTGATGGTATAAACCGATCGCGGGGGTTGTCGGTGCCAATCAGGTCACTCCTAAACGCTAGGTCCGTGGTTACCTGGTTAAGCTGGAACCGCTCCGTTTCTACTTCGCTGTCGTTGGCGTTGTATGTCATCTGATGCAACACGCAGTCATCACCATCGTCACGCACCAAGTGGTAAGGCCACATCATCGGCACGGTCTGCAGATAGAAGCTGCCGTGCCTAATGCGGTGAGGTAGCTGCGTGTTGTACATAATCTCACGCACGCCAAGACGGTGGACGGTATATGGTCCTGCGCTTTGGCTGCTCTCCCATGAATCCATATCGATAGCGCCGGAGTGAAACGAACCGCTGTAAAACGGTAGCGCCGTGCCACCGGTCGCGTAGTCTATGCCCGCGTTGCCTGTAATTACGTCGGTCTGTTCTAATGTCACCTGATTGCCCAGCGTTGTCTCTGAGGCGAACGTGATGCTGTCACCTGTGCCTTGCGTCCCATCACCGGGGAAGACGCGAAGGATAAACAGCACATTGTGCGTACCTAATGAACCAGTCTGATCACTGCCACCAATACCGACGACGACAGTGTTGAGAGTTACGTCGAGACCTACTTCATCGTCTACTAGCTCCGGCACTTGTACGCTGGCTTCGCTAATAGCCTCGAACCCATAGAACTTGTAGTATTGACCAAGCACCACGCTCTTAGTGCCTGGTGTACCCGTCCAACCTGTGTCGGTAAAATACTGGTCTCCAAACTTTATCGTGAAGTCAGCACGCAAGGTGAAGAAGTTGCCGGGGTCGATTGGTGCCGATGATACCGGTGCTATATCGATGTTGTAGAACAACGTTATGAGGTGCGTACTCTCTTCATAGTACAACCGATCGTCATCAGCTAACTCGATGTCATTGGTGGATGCGCTCAGTGTAGTGAATCCGGTGTTCTCTTGAAACAGAAACTCATTGCCGCGCGTCACGCGTTGACGTGTTACTCGCTTCGTGGGTCTGCTGTACTCGATGCTGTTGCCGGCCATCTTATCAAAGCCACTGCCATCAACCAGCAACATATTGCTGGTGAAATTCACGCGGTCCAGCGTGCTCCATGTTGCCTCCGCTCCGCTTGCGTCGTACTGCTTGAGGTCGTTGACAAAGCTGTCGCCATCGCTGCGCTGCTGGTACTTGTTCAATGGTATGAAGTGCCAAATGCCTTCGGCCTGAAACACTCGCGCGTTGTAGGTAATGGCAAGACTGCGCAACACCTCAAAAGCGTTGTAGTATTCTGTGGGTGTCGTGCCAGCTATAGACGGCAAGTACATACCGCCGTCACCCAACCAATCGCCAGCTGTGTATCCTGTCGGCTCGATGTCGTTGGCGTAACGTATAAAGATGTCGCTACTGCCATACAGACCAAACGACCGCGTCAGCTTCAGCGCCTCATATATGTAGTCAATGATCTGCGTGTTAGTAGCAAAGTCGTCAACCGTTGTTTCCTTCAGCTGGTTGAGGTCGTCGGCTGCTGTAAGGTTTACCGCTGACGGGTATGGCTCATCCATCTGCTGCGTTTGCTCCGGTAGCAGGATGCCACGCCAGAACACCGCTTCACCTACTTCGTCGGGGTCGGTGAGTATCTCTATAGGAAACTGCGCCTCCGGTGCTGACGGTACGGTAGTGTTCAGCCAGGTGTTGAAGTCGCCGCCTTCATTGTATATAGTGAAGTCAACCTTGCTTGGTAGGATAGGTTGGTATTGATCCTGATTGTTGCCTTCATACGACAGCGAGAATCCCGGCGTTGCAATAGTCACCTCTGACGACGCGGCGCTGTGGTCGTTGTCGTAGATGTTGACGCGGTATTGTACACCCGTATCGTTCTGAAAGTCGGCGTAAAATCTGACAGCCATTAGAATCCTCTTACTCGGTTACGGTCTAGCGCGCTGCGCTCGTTGCTTAGTAGTATATCACTGCCGCGGATCATGCCGGTGACGGTAACGTTGCCGCCGCCCATCATACTCTGCAGCTTGTCCAGTGGTGCAACAACCTCCGGGTTGATGGATGACGTGCCTGGTCCTTCTCCTACGAGCGCGAGGCTGGTCCCGGTAAAAAGTCCACCGTCGGCCATCTTAGGAATTTGACCGAATGCGCTGTCGACGATACCCATACCTGCCGCAATCAATGCAGGTATTGCAATCATGGCAAACGGTGCCTTCATCCCGTCTTTAATAGCTGCAGCAATCATCGATGCTTGAGCCGCTGCCAATGCCGATTTAATAGCACCAGCCGCAAATTGTTTAAATGCTTCTTTAGCTGATTGAGCGCCTGTTACCATTGAAGTGAACGCACTGCCTAGCTGCTCGCTAATGGCTGATGACAGCTCCATCGTGCTCACCTTCATGCTCTCAAGCATTTCTTGAGTCTCCGCAAGCATGGCAAGACGTGCTTCACCTGCTTCTATCCTGCCTGCTTCATCTGGGTCAAACTCTTTGTCTTCCTCATCCATTGCCATGCCTGGCATGGTGAGTGTCGGTTGATTACCGTACAGAGTGGCAAGGCCGCGCATGGCCTCGGCTTCGTCCTCTGCCGAAACAACAAAATCGTTTTGAAGGTCTTTTAATCTTTGCTTTTCTCGGCGCAATTTTTTAGCAGCATCATACTGCGCCTCGAATTCCTCTTTGGTCTGCTTAACAACCTTCGTTTCTTTTTCACCTGTAGGTAAACCGGCAAGCACTGCGTCATTAAGTGCATAGCTGCCCAACTTGACCTGTTCCAACATACTGCTCAACGTCTTGTACTCCTCCGATCCTTCACTTGTCTGCTTTATGGCTGCCCGTAAAGTGTCTTCAAGTGCAATGAACTCATCAGTAAGTGAATCAAAATTTTGTTGGGTTGGTTTCAGCGCGCGTTTTTGCAAGTCCTGAAAACCTTGTGTCAGGTCACCAATCTCATCTTGAGTAAGCTTTATAGCTCTCTTTAAATTGCCAGTTAACAAACGCACATATCCGTCGAACGTGCTTTTAATGCCTGATGTCTCGGCCACTTGTGCACCCAACTGCATGGTAACGTCGCTCAACGTACTAAGCATGCCGCCAGTAGTCTCACTGAGGTTCTTCATAGAATCCTCAGCAAAGCCACCTTCGTCGGCCATGTTACGCAACGCCTCGTTGAAGTCCTCAACTGAAACGCTGGCAGCTTCGAACTCTGTGCCGGTTTGATTGGTAACCTCTAATAATTCCTTTTTGATATTGATACCTCTATCGAGTAGCTGGTTCAATATCTCTTGGTCAATCTTTCCTTTCGCATTGGCCTTGGCATATATCGCACTGATTTCTGTGATACTTGACCCAGTAGCGGCAGCGATATCACCGACGGTTTTCAGCGTGCCTTCTAGTGCGCTTTCCTTTACACCAACAGCAAGCAGTTGGCGCGCGGCTGTACTTATATCCTCAAGCTGAAATGGTGTGTTAGCTGCAAACCTATTTAGCTTCCTCACCATTCGCGACGCACCTTCTGCGCCGCCCATGATAGAACGGAAACCAACGGTGACACGTTCCATGTCTGCGCCGGCTTTTATAACTGCTGAAATGCCCGCAATCAATGACGTGCCGATTACAAGCGCAGCGTTCTTCGCCATGCCGGCAATCTCTCCGAAGTTCCTCTTGAAGTTGGCCTTAGTATTGCGTAGATCCGCATTAAGTTTCCGCAAGCCTTTCTTTTCAAGGCCGATTGTAACCTTTAGGTCTTTAAGTTTTGCCATCGTTCAACTTGTTCAATGCGTTCTTGAGCAGCTTGTTGTTGCCTTTGTTCTTAGGCTTCTTCTCCCATGGGAAGATACATATATCGTGAGGCTTGACCTTCTGTCCTTTCTTGGCGTGTGGTGCTAATGCCAGCGCCGCCGACCACCGAGCGCGCTCCCACTCTTGTTGTTGCCTGGCTTCTTCCTGCTTGTGCATGCCTTGCGCCGCCCATACAAACTCCTCAAACGTCATGTCATAAAACACAGACGGGCTGAAGCGTAATTGCCCCAACCCGATCTGCATACAATGGTCAAACGTTAGCGGCTTGCCTTCGCTTTTTTTTGACCGTTGCCACCTCCCAAAAGTGAAACAAGTGCATTGGTCATGGCTTCCATATCAGCCATGTCGATGAGTCCGAGGAAGTCGTCGAGGTCATAATCAAAAGGAACGCCGGCAAACTTGGCACCGCTTTGTGCCATGTAGTAAACCAGCGTACCAATCTGTACTGCGTCCTCCTCTAAATTCCCGATGTCGATACCGCTCTCACGTTTGGCGTTAGCCAGTGCGCGCATGTCGCAACGGAGCGTGAACTCTTTACCCGAAAGTGTTAGCTTCATTAAGCGGTGACTTGAGTAATTGCGCGTGTCAATTCAAACGTCGCACTGTAGGTGACGTTGTCTTCTGTTCCGCCGCTTACTTCCAAACTTGAGCAAAAACCAAAGCAGGTGTAGTGATAGTCATTGGTGCTGTCCAAACCGAATACTATGCTCTGTTCTGTTTGAGCGCTCAACGCAGTAAACAACGTGCCACCAGCGCCGCCAGTGCCTTGATCGTCAATAAGTCCGCTTACCGAAATCGTACCTGAGCGCAAACCTGGCAAAAGCTCACGGTATCCGCTGCTGTCTTTCGTGGTGATGTCGCGCATTTCCATATTGATGGAGATGCTGCCTTCTGTTTGGTCGGGGAGGTCCGTGCCGCCGAGCGCAAGGAGCCAGACGGTGCCGTTAATGATAGCCATTACTTCTTTTCTTTAATGTTGTTTGCGATGATGGCGTTAATCAGGAGATCAACGTACGCGAAGACGCGGTCATCCTTCACCGATGGTGTCAGGTTAACCACGACCTTGGCGAAAACCAATGC